TTGAATACCTTGAGATCCTTGTTCACCTTGAGCACCTAATATTCCTTGAATTCCTTGGAAACCTTGTTCACCTTGAATACCTTGAGATCCTTGAGTTCCTTGACCCGCAAATTCACCACTTAAACCTTGTACTCCTTGTGTACCTTGCTCTCCTTGAATACCTATAGGTCCAGTATCACCAATAGGACCAACTGGTCCTTGATTTCCAATTAATCCTTGAGTACCTTGAAATCCTTGACCACCTAATCTTCCTTGAGGTCCTTGAGGTCCTTGAATTCCTTGATAACCTTGCTCACCTTGAGTACCTTGAATGCCTTGAGATCCTATCTGACCTTGAGTACCTTGAGTTCCTTGACCCGCGAATTCACCACTTAAACCTTGTAATCCTTGAATACCCTGTGAACCTAGGTGACCTTGAATTCCTTGAGTTCCTTGAGTTCCTTGAATACCTTGAGATCCTATTGAACCCTGAACTCCTTGGTTACTTAATCCCTGAATACCTTGAACGCCATAAGTCCCCTGAAGACCTTGTGCGCCAACTCTACCTTGAAGTCCTTGAGTTCCTTGAATACCTTGAGATCCTTGAACTTCATTTCCTTGAACACCTTGAATTCCTTGAAAACCAGTAAAACCCCTAGAACCAGATAAACCTTGTATACCCTGGGTTCCTTGGGTTCCATCTAAACCTATTTTTCCTTGAATTCCCTGAGTACCTTGAGTTCCTTGAGAACCAACAGATCCTCTAAAACCTTGAGATCCTTGAGATCCTTGCAATCCCTGTGATCCATCATTACCAGCTGTTCCTTGGGAACCTGAAGAACCTTGTGATCCACTAGCACCTAACTTTCCTTGAGCACCTTGCGATCCTTGAGAACCTTGAATTGCCGATCCTTGGACTCCTTGATATCCTTGAGATCCTAAAATTCCTTGGGCACCTAGAATACCCTGAGTACCTTGAGTTCCTTGACCAGCAAATTCACCACTTAAACCCTGTAATCCCTGAATTCCTTGGAAACCTTGTTCACCTTGAATTCCCTGAGATCCTTGAGTTCCTTGAGATCCTTGAGTTCCTTGAAATCCCTGAATTCCAAGTCTACCTTGAGTTCCTTGAATTCCTTGAGTTCCTTGAGTTCCTTGAGATCCCTGTATACCATGAAGACCTTGCGGTCCTTGAAGACCTTGGAGACCTTGGAGACCTTGATTTCCTTGAATACCAAGTCTACCTTGAGTTCCTTGAGTTCCTTGAAGACCCTGTGAACCTTGTTCGCCTTGAACACCTTGCGAACCTAATGTTCCTTGTGTTCCTTGAGTTCCTTGAAGTCCTTGAGTTCCCAGTCTTCCCTGAACACCCTGTAAACCTTGAACACCTTGTAAACCTTGTAATCCCTGAGGTCCTTGAAGACCATATGATCCCTGAAGACCTTGAAGACCTTGAAGACCCTGAAATCCTTGAGCACCAAGTCTACCTTGAGTTCCTTGAAGACCTTGAAGACCCTGAATTCCTTGATAACCCAGTAAACCCTGAGAACCCTGAGATCCCTGAGATCCCTGAAGTCCTTGTAGTCCTTGTAAACCTTGAGTTCCTTGACCTGCAAATTCTCCAGAAATTCCTTGAGAACCCTGAACACCTTGAGTTCCAAAGGGTCCTTGAGTTCCTTGAGTCCCTTGAATCCCCTGGGGGCCAAAACCTGTTGCAGATTGCGTTACTTTAATACTAGGGGTATAACCTACAGTAACGTTATAGTCCGTCATTTATATCCCCTCTAAACAGACGCCGAAGATGTTACAAGTGCCATTCCCTCAATTATTTTTCTTTTATTTCCAGTAGAAGAATTAATAATTATTACATCGTAATAATGTCTGCCCTCATCTAATGTAGTTGATATGGTGTTTGCCATAGAAACTACTACTTGACCAGCAGATGTCATAATTCCTACAGAAAATTCTGTAGATTCGTTTGAAGACGGGAATTTTTTAAGTTTAGATATTGATGAATAACCAGATAAATTCAAAGGAGAACCATCTGGATTACTGACAGTGAAAACACTTTCAAAATCCGTTCCTTTTTCTATTGTTATGTTAACAGATGGAACTGCCATTTATTATTTTAGTATTTTATTTATTTATTCTTCTTGATTTAACTGAGTTTTTAATAACTTAGCCAAATCAGCAGTTGATCCTACAAATAGTGCATTATTAACTGTTGTTGGGGATTTTGATTGTGATTTTTCGTCCATATCTTTTAATTTTTTCTGCAAATCCATTAACTTATCAGTTGCGTCAGCAACACTTTTAATTAACTGACCGGCAACTTCATATGCTCTTGGCATTTCACTTTCTTGTGCCAATTCCAGAATACCGTTAATAGCTTCTTGTCCTTTTTCTATTAAACTATATAAATTTCCTCTTGTGTATTCATAATCTTTTTTAATATCATCATCCTGAGATTTTATTTTTTCTATTTCCACATCAACTTTTTTTGAAATTGATGTAGATTCTGCTGAGATAATATCCCCAGGTAAATCAAATGCTTCGTTTAACTTGCTAAATTTTTTTGTCATTTTCATAAATCTTATTAAAAGATTGTGCCATTAAATCCAAAATCATCACCATCTTCAATTAAATCATTATCTTGACTTGAAATTGACTTAACTTGTGCTCCAGATAAGTGAGATGATACAACAGTTCCATCTCTACCCCTATCAACAGTTAACACATTCCCAGAAACTAATTTAACGTAAACCTCTTCACCTTCTATGTCTAAGTAGGAATCTTTTACAATTCCAGAAGAATCATTTACCGAAATCAAAATATCATTAGTTGTTATATCTTTAGAAAGATTTGTTAATATTGTTCCAGTATAATTTTTAATTGCTCTGGGTTCTGATGAATAAACAACCTCTCTTGTCGGAGTATTTGTAGTATCTCCTGTAATATAACTGATAGTAGTTTTTTTGATAATATCTTTTGTTGCCGAAGAAGTAGGACCAAATAGATAAGTTTTTACTGTAAATCTTAAAGTATACATTAAAACTCTTCTTGTCGTGTAATCTCCTTCATAGTCATCTTGCATAGTGATATTTTCTAACACAACAGGAACATCTCTTTTCTCATTAATACTATCGACTAACTCAACTGTCATGGTATAAGCTGGTTGAAAATATGGTAAAATTTGTTCTATTATTTGTAAGGCATCATCATTTAATTTTGACATAATACTTAATTCAAACTGCATGTTATATGGAACTGGAAGGTATGATTTCTTAGTTTCTTTTCCATCAACAACTGATTTTGCAGTAAATGTTTGAGTAGTTGTTGCTTTTCTGGTTGAGTCGTATGTCAAACCAGTAAATTCAAATGACATTCTTGGTAATGTAATTTGAACTGGTTTATTCAAATTGGGTGATTGATTTAGTCTTGCTAAAAACTTTTGTGTTGGACCATAAGCTAAAGGTACTTTTATAACACTGACAGTATTATTTTCAGAATTTGTGTGTTTAATTTTTATATCATTAAACAATGACCCAAATGATATTACAGTTCTTCTTAGAATTTCGTTATAAAAATACTCAAACATAGTTTTAAAGTTAATATTAAGATTACTAAACCTAGTAAATTATATTTATGGCATTCCAAAAGGATTTTTTTCACTAAAATCTATAATTGAATCTGCTTCTTCTTCTATATCACTATTATCGGAGTATCCATTATTAATAGGATAAACCCCAACAAAACGTAGTTTATAATATGCACCAGATTCTTGACCGGTAATAATTTCTCCAGGAATAAAATCTCCAGTAACATTAGAAACTTCTAGTATGTTTGTGGGTGAACTCCACGATCTAACACGTCCAGATGATTCACTTTGGGACCCAACTACTTTTTCATTAAAAATAAAACTACCATAGGATGAAGTTGAAGCTGCTCCTATCATAATCGTTGGGGGTTCAGTATAACCAAGACCCGCATTAGTGATGCGAATTTGTGTTATTGTTCCGGCAGTAGAAACAATAGCAGTTGCAGCAGCTGAAACACTTGAAATGCCTGTAAATATTATAGTTGGAGGTAATGTATATCCAGATCCAGAATCTGTTATGTTAATAACTCCAACAATACCATTACCAATTGTTGCAGTAGCAGTTGCTCCATTTCCGCCGCCGCCGATGAATCTTACTCCTGGTGGAGTAGTGTATCCGTATCCGGCATTAATAATTTCTACACTTTGAACTGATTGTGCAGATGGGTTAGTATTATCATTACAAACAACAATACCACCTATCATTTTTGCAATTGCCTCTGCAGTTCCTCCTGCAATTGATGCTGACGATATACCTACAGTGGGAACACTTGTATATCCACCCCCTCTATTTGTTACTGTAATGTATCTTATTCCCCCATTAACAATTTCTGCTATTGCAGTTGCAGTAACTCCAACCCCAACCATCGTCAATTTTTGTATTATACCTACAGAAGAGGTATCTTCTGTAGTGGAACCAGATATGTTATCATCAATTTGTTCAATTCCAGTGTCAATAAGTTCATCCTCATATCTAAAGAGTTCGCATCTTAATTCATAAACATAATTTCCTTGTAGTTGATAAAAAGGTTTTTCATGTTCTACAAATTTAATTTCAAATAAACGATCACCAAGAGGAAAATAAACTAAATCACCCTCTTTAGGTCTAGATGCCAATTTAATATCCGGTATATTTTTTATTAGTGGGAAAATATATGTTTCATATCTTTCTCTTGAAATTGTAATGGTTAATTCGTTTAATGCTTGCACTCCAAACTTAGAAAGTATAACTGAATTATCCGCATATCCCTCATAGTTGTTTAAATAAGCCTCTATCGGATAAGCATTTTTAAATTCGGACTCTATAACTTCTCTAATTACTTTTTTTTCTGTAATAAATTGCCTGGGCAAATAATAAACTTCAACACCGTACATTCTTAATTGTTCATTTATAAGATCTTGTATTAGACCTTGCTCAGATTTTGAACCTTGAAGAAAAAATGGATTTAACATATTAACCTATCATATCAAGTGGAGGTAACTCATAAGTACTTGACATTTTTTCCATTATTATATCAATTTCTCTTTGTGCATCATCGTACATTTGCCTTCCATTTAGTTCTACCCCACCAGGCAGTTTTACTCCAGTAAATTTCATCATATTTTGTCCCCACTGTTTTTTTATTAGAGAAGTTAAATATGGTTTTATGAAAGAATCATTCCAAATTCTAGAATAATCATTAGGATCCAATGTACTATAACAATCAATAACAAAATAATGCCCTTTGGATACAGAACCCCAATCTATATCCAAATATAATCTATCTTGTCTTTTGTTAAACCTAATTTGTTTGTTAGTATTTAAAAGAAAATCTAAATCTTCTAGATATGTCTTTACCATTGCGTAACTAAGTAATTCAGTAGTTCCCCAATAATAAATATCATTTAAAAATAATTGGTATTTCACACTAAACATATTATGGGTAATTGTATTTGCCCCATCAAAAGTAAATATTTTATTTACTCCTATAATATTTGGAGGTACTTGCAAATAATTACCATTCTCATAATAAGTAAAGGTCGTAGCAGTTCCAACAATATTTGTAGTTACAGTAGTAGTTGTAACTCCAACATGCTGAGAATTTTCCTTTGGACCTAATCCTCTACCTCTGTCAATGTCATCTTGAGTGACTTTGTACTTATAAAATGTTGGATAAACTCCATCAAAATGTCTCTCTTGAAAAAACTGAATCGCATCGTCAACCAAATCTTCAATCTGCTCATCGGCAACGTTTATTTCCAAAACTGGCGCACCCAGTTTTCTTTTACAGTAATCTATTAGTTCTTGTCTAGTAGATGGTTGCGCCATATTTTTCCCTCGGTAAAAATATTTATAGTTTATTACTGGGTATCATTAAACTGGAAACAACTTCTTGTTGTTTTAAGTATAACTTAAAATAACATTTCGCTATATTTCGCAATGAATTAATATCATCAGTTGAGTCTATCTCACTTGAAAATCTAAAATATTCAAAACTTTTTGACAAATTTTCCAACTCAATTTCATCTGGATTCATTTTTCAGTCCTCTCAATAGGTCCTTAATTTCATCTAAATCATTTTTTATACTTGCAACATCAGATTCTAGATTATTAATTTTTTGTAATTCAGAGCTCTTCAAATTTTTTCTTGCTAAGTACTGGTTATATTCTGTCATGTTAACATTAATAACTGAATTTGTATTTGGATCTCTAAAAAGATCATTTTGACCCTCTACTTTTAAATAATTCATAATACTTTATGCTAAAGCTATAACTCTTAGATTTTTAACTCTAGGTGGATATACTTGACTTGTTGAAGTTAAAACTAGTTTAACTCTATAAGATCTAAATGAAGGTAATTGGTCTGCAGTAAAAGTATACTCTCTAAATTCAATGTTGGCACTTTCAAATCCAAGAGAAGATGATGGTTGAACAAGTGTATCTGATAATCCATTACTATTTTCAAAATTTATAATCTGCTGTCTTTCATCCAAATTATTATACCCTGGGAAGGGGGTAAATATTGGAGTGAAATTCTGAGATTCTCCTATTGCATAAAATGCTCGTAAGTCGCAATAAACATTAACATGAGCATCTAAGATAATTTTAATAGATGATGCTGGGGCTTCTAAAACAATTTCCTTAGATATGTATTGGAAAGAAGATGGATCTGTTCCTATCGCATTAACTCTATTATCTGTTGCATAATTTGAAATAACTTTATTAATTCTATTCGTTGTCAAAATAACAGACATTCTCTGTGTATCAACTACAGGAGACACTAAAGTATCTGCAGTTGATAGATTGAGTCTTAAATTTAATGATTTTTTGCCTGGCAACTCTGTCAAAAATTCAGTTTCATTTACTCTAGATGCAATTATTCTTGGCGTATCAAAATAATTTGTCTTATTTAATGCGATAGGTTCAAATCCTTTATCTACAAAACCTATTTCATTTCCACTAATGCTAGATCCACTAATGGTTCTAATCTCAGCAGATAAATTAGTTCCCTGTACCGTAGTATTTTGTATATTTGGTGTTATCAATTCAAAAGGTATATTTTGAGTTGCTTTTATGTTAAATCCACCATCAGACTTTGTATTATTAACATAAAGTTTTGGAAATCCTACTCCAGAAGATCTATCTGTTCCATTTAAATCCATTTTAATTTTGATTGCATATGAATCAAAACTTATAGGATCTGATACTGTAGCATCTCCTAGGTAATGCGTTTTATTAATTCTAAGTAAAGATACTCCACCAAGTTCATATTTGTAAACAGGTGTTCCTGACCCATAACTTATTTGCAACGCAGAAAGTAAATTGTTAGGAATTGCTGGATCAATAAATCCAACCTTAGTAACGTCATTTAATGAATTAGCAGAAACTGAAGTATACTCAAACAATACATTTCCCACTAAGGCATAACCGGGATTAGTAGTTCCAACTCCAACATTCTCAAATGTACCGAAATCTGCTGCACTATCTACCAATATTGGTCCACTTGAATTATAATTTCTTTCTGAAGAAAGTTTTGTTGGAGGAACATCCGATTTTACATTGAAAATTTTAACATAATTATTTTCAAAATTCATTCCGTGGTTTTTATGATTCACGACAATATGTAAACCATCAGTTTCAATGTTTATGCCAGAAATTTGTACATTTCCACCTACAGATGAGTTTAATGTAGTTGATACCCCTAAACTGTTTATGAAAGATACTGTTTTTCCAACTCCAGAAAGAAACTCTCCTTGCACATTATCTAAAATCAATTCGCTTGTACTTGCAATAGAAACAAGAGAAAGTATTGCATTTCTTCCTAATGAAGTACTTCCAAGGGTCGTAATACCTAATACATCACCAACTTGATAACCATTACCACCATAAGATTCTGATATTGTAGCTGCTACTGCTACACCGTTATCAATAGTAATATCTGCTTTTGCATTTCTACCGTTACCAGTTATTGAAACCAAATCTACACTTGAATAAGTAACCGATCCTGTAGATGGAGTGTATCCTATGCCAGAGTTGATAACAGTTAAAGATCCAGTTGCAATTCCCGCATTTCCTACATAATTTCCAGTTCCATCAGATCCATCCTGATAAACAGTGTTTCCAAGTTTTAAGTTATTATCGGATAAGGGATTAGATAGTGCGATTCTGATTTTTCTGGATTGTAATGATAAAGAATTTGGCATCAGGGTTGGAATTTGGGAATTTCCTATGCTAAGTTCTGGATTATAGAACTCAACTCTACCACTTTGTACAAACTCTGCTCTGTAAAGAGTAAATTTCAGATCTTCCCACTGACTTGGTTCCCAAGTTGAAGCATTTTGTGATTTGAATAAAGAACCAAGAGTTGGTTGAGTAGAAACTGCAGATTGCGTCAAAATATCAACTTCTCCTACACCAACTCTTGATATAAACACATTATATTTTGATGAAGTAGAACCGACAACAAGTGCATACTCATTGTTACCTTCCAAGTAAACTGGAGCTTTAAAAGTAAATTTAGTTGCTACAGATCCATTATCTGAGGTGTTAACTTGTTCTGGATCTAAAAATACTTCAGAGAAAGGTAATACAGTTCTAGTAGGAACTCCTCCTTGCATTGTTCTGATTTGAACAAATACTGGAGTTTCATCGTTATCTTTTGTTTTAAAGAAAATATCACAACTTGTTAAAAACACTCCAGAAGCTTCTTTAACTAAGAAAGATTGTGCAAGAGGATCCCACCAATAACATCTATATCCATAATTAGTAGTTTGAGAAACAATTTGACTATTAACTAATTGTGGACCAGTTGTTCTAGAAACATCTTCTTGTTGAATTTCTTGTTTTTGTTCAATTCTACCATTTCTAGTAGAAATAATATTTTCCTGAACTGTCTCTAAAGTTCCACTAGAAATAAACTTCTCTTCAGCAAGAGTTGATGCAAGATTAGTATCATTTAAATTATTATTAATAAGAGCGAATGTCTTGGATCCATTTTCAAATCTAGGATTTACTGAAATATTGGGATTTGGTAAGTAGAAACTACCTATTAAAGAAGTGTATACATCAGATACGAGTCTTACATTAGTAATAGTTGCCTGAGCTCCACTAGTCTTTCCTACCAAAGTCATTCCTGCCGATATCCACCCACTATACTGACCTTGATATTGTGCAGATAGGGAGAAAGTGTCAACATTTATAATCGTTGATGTTGAAGAATATGTTTCTCCAAGTGGTTGACTTGTATATGGATTTAATGGATATACTGATGATGGTGAATTATATTGACCCTCTTTGTGATTAGATTGAGCAACTCTAAAAGTTATTGCCGGAGAAGTATTAATCGAATCAAGAAGAACGATATCGTCAGTTGTTCCTATAACATCCTCTCCAACCTCAAATACTCCACTTATCATTGAAATTTCAATCAACTTTGGAGTACAATATTTTGTAATATCAACTCCATCAAAGAATGCATATACTTGAGTAAGAGGTTTTAAATTCTTAGAAACAAATTGAATGTTTCTAGATCTCATATACTGTATAAGTTCTCTACTTACAACTTTATCCCCTATTGATTGCCTATCAAATTGTTCTGTGATAAAGGTAGTAGTTCCAGTTCGTGTCTTTTCTCCCGTTTCTTTTATTTCTTTATAAGTATCTTGTGTTACTGTTGTAGTGTTGCTCCAACCTCTTCCATACCACCCATAATATCCATAATATCCATAATATCCCCAATAATAACCATAGTATCCGTATGGATATCCATACCAGTATCCATAATATCCATGGTAATTTGTGGTAGTTTTACTGCTAACATTGACAGTTTCAATTACTTCTTTTCCTGTCCAATTAGTTTCCCATGCTCCCCAAACGGTAGGAGAATATCCTGTTTGTGGATCTACATTGAACTGTTCAGCTGCAAGTGCTAATGTTTGAGCGTAATTTCCTTCAGCATTAATTACTTTTGCGTCCAAACGAACAGTGTCCACCCAAGTATCGGAAGCAGGTGTCAATTCAATAGTAGCTTGCCAAAAACTAATTACAAAAGGAGTAACATTTTCTGTTCTAGTTGCAAAACTTTGCTTGCTATATTCAACTTCCGAATAGTCTAAAGTTATGATATCGGAATTTTTTATAATATTAAATCCTTCAGGTTGTTGTGTTGAATAGTCAATGAAAGGATCAATCCCATCAACTGGTCCCTGTATTAAATCTGTAGAAGTTGTGTAATGTTTTGGTCTTAATTCTTTATTTTTTATGTCAATACTATTCTCATAAGGAATCCCACTTTCTTGAGACTGTAAAGAGCTAAAATTATCAACGAAAAATCCGGACTTAAATCTATCTAAACCACCAGAATCTGGAACAAATAAGTTAGCAGTACTGGTTTCTAAAAGAGAAAGAGCAGTATAATACTCAAGATTTTTGATACGACTTTCTAACTGTTTAATATCAACCATTCTATAGCGTTTATGCTCAAGGAATTGAATTCCTGATTGGGATACATCAAATAGATATGGAGATAAAGTTATTGTGGCAACTTCTAATGCATCATCTATTGCTATTGGTTTTTCTGGTTTATCTGATGGGACACCATACTGTATCTGAAATGTTCCATCTTTTCTGAGAAAAACTCTATCTATTCTTCCAAGATAATATGTAAAAGTTGTTACTATTGATTCATTTGAAGCTAAAACATTCTTAGAAGAATTTCCATCAGCATTAAATATTCTTCCATAAAATTCCAATGGAGATCTTGAATTTTCTGAAAGTGTGTAATTAGACACCCTTGGTCTAATATCAATCATATCACAATTTCTCATTGAATTCACTGTTTGAATATCTTTTATATAATCAAACGAATTGTATGATTCTACTGTTGTTATATCACCATTATCAGATCCTTGATAATATCCATTTGCATAATAAATTTTTAATTTTTTACTTGGCGATGATGCAGAAGAATTTCTTGTTATAAAAGCGTGTCCATAATGAGATCCTCTCTGCCCATTATCAAATTTAAAATTAGCAGAAATATTTGAACTCGGTGAATCTAAAGAAGTTATTACTGCTTGTATTTTTGATTCCCTAAAGAGAATTGGTTCACCTTGTTTAAAAGGGGTTTCGTTTTGGGGAATAAATGATATTTCTGAGTTTGTTAACCTTTCGGCATATACGCCTATAGCACCACTTAATTGGCCAACAAATTGCTCTCCAATAATCAAATCTATAGTAGTGGTTGTAGTTCCATTGATAGAGGATAAAACTACTGTTGGAGCTGAAGCATTATCAGTTGTTCTTGATTCATAAACTGCATAAACATTAATGACATCTGGAACATTTAGTGAAATAATTTCATCCTGAACTCTTGTTCCATAAGGATAATTTCCATAGAATAACCCATCATTTAAAGTAGTTGCGCCTGCACCAGACGATTGATTGTTTGATCTATCTACTATCAAGGTGTTAATTCTATTTTTAAATTTTATTTTAGATTTTGGTTTTATCTTTTCTAGTGTTACAATCAAAGTTGCGGAATCATTGCCACCAAGATTATAAATTTGTAGTTGCGTTGATCCATTTGTAAAATCAAATTTATCTTCTGTTAAGACTTCCGCTAATCCATTTGATCTAATTAAACAATATCTTTCCTCATCAAAAGGCAAAAATACTTCATTTTCTTCCGCAGTTACTGGAGTAGATAGTTGACCGTTTAATATTGTAACATTATACGATCTTCTAATAGTTAAAGAAGAATCATTTAAATCAATAGTGGCGACATTTGGCCTAGGTAAAGGGGTGAACAAAGTATCATCAGTTGATCTTGCCTGCAGTGTCTTTAGGATTTTAAGATCCACTGCATTGAGAGTTGCGTTTGGAAGTTTGCCTTCATTAATCCCAATAACAGTTGTAACTCCTGTTACTGTAATATTTGTTCTTCCTACGCTAACAACACTAGCATAAACGGATATGTCTGAAGAATAGTTACTAAATGAAATTAAATTTCCAGGTTGAACTATTTTTCCAGGAAAATCTGGGTTTGTACTAGTAATAGTTGAAATTCCAAGATTATTTACGGTGCTAATGGTAGCAAGTCCGACATTATATACTGCAGACTGAATAGAATCTGCATTGAATGTTCTTGCACTTCCAACTACACCATATATTGATTTTACATCTCCTAGTCCATAGGATGTTAAAGCAATTGCAATTCTTGTATTACTTATTCCATTAAAATTAAAAGATTCGTTAGGTACGAAATCTCCGTTCTTTTGATAAATTGTAAAAGAAGTGCTATTAGTTACAGAATCTTTTAAAAATCCTGTTGCACCACTATTTTTTCCCTGAATATAAGTTGGTACACTCAGAGTTATTGGGGAATTTAACGTAACTTCGGTTGTAGTTTGAACGTCAAATAAAGATATTGCCCATTGATTGATATTATTATTTCCTAAATCATAGGATCCGGATTCTAATTTAAAATCATAAACTCTTGCAACACCTATTTCTTTTCCTGAGGGTGTAGTTGATGCAATACCAACTCTAGAATCTCTTAAACTTACAACATAAGTATTTCCTAAACTAACTACTGGAGATCCATAAACTCTGTTTAACATTAATGTGGATCCGGTATTATAATTAATACCAACTCTTTCTAACTTCTTTGTAGTTCTTGGTTTTGGAACATCTAAAAATGTATTAGAAACAGTCTCAACTTCATATCCTTTAACAAAAGCTTTTCCGGGAGATATTTGATAAATTGCTAAACTTTCTGAAGGAATTGATCCATTATACGTAAACTGCCCCTCATTAAAAATTCCTCTATTTCCCAGATTATCATTTAAAGATTCTTTGATACTTACATCAAATGGAGTTGCATAATAGTCACCAGATTCTGCATATGTTCTTCTTGCAAGTTCATCTGCTATGATACTATATTCCTTAGTGGTTCTATTAGTTTTTATTATTCCACTTTCAATAGTTGCTAATTCTACGAAATTATTATCATTAAAATCATTTAAAGATTTTTTAAATAATGTTGTTGTAATTTTTAATCTATCTGCTCCAGGAGAAGAGTAATTGTTAAATCCTTGAGAATTATCATTCAGGGATTCGTCCATATCAGACGTAACAATTTCTTCATTTACAAACAATCCAACTCTATAACTTGGAGAACTTGAATATTGATCTAATATTAAAGTTTCTGTGTTTACATTTACAAATTGACCCCTAATAAAATATACACCTTCACTGATAGAAAATGAAGACGCTACGGAAGTAGCACCACTAGCAATTGTCGTTGCAAAAGGAGATCCTTCAGAAATAAATTGATTTCCAAGTAAACCCGAAGTTACTGTTGTGGTCGTTAATAAATTTTCACCATCAAAAAACTGTGTACTGGAGTTATTTTGAGTGCTGGAACTTACGTAATTTACATATAATGTAGTGCTGTCTCTTTCAGATTCTGATGACAGAAGTATTTTCTCAACCGTTGCAGTAATACCAGAAGATTCACCAATTATTTTTGTTCCAACTAATTGGGAAATATATGCCTCTACCGGCACTCCAAGGTAAGTTGGTTGAATTTGTACTGCATAGAAAAATTGATTATATGAAATGTTTCCTGGAATGACTTTAGCACCTTCTTTAAAAAAGTGCTGTCCAAATTTTTCTATTTGATTTTGTAATGTTGATTGTAGAGTTGTTAATTCTCTAGCTTGGACAGGATATCCTGGTTTAAAAAGAATTTTATAATAGTCATTTTTTGGATCAAAATCATCAAAATATGGAGAGACATTTAAATTCGTTTCTTGTGACATAATTCTTTAAAACTGCAAAATAACCTTAATATCTTCTTTTTGGTTTATTGATCTAGTAATTGCTGGTCTATTATCAACATAAATGATCTCACCGGAGTATTTTTTAACTTCAGGATCAGATAATCCACCTACAAAAGATTGCCCAAGGTAGTATGTTCTATTATTTATTACTGTCGAAATACCACTAAAATTAGTATCAATAGATAAAGAATTTCCACTATTTCCTGTTACAACTAAACTACCCCCAGCGGATGGTCCACTAGTAAATCTCGTAAGATTATATCCATATTTTGGATTAATTTGAGACGATCCTGAGGTATTAAATCCAGCAAGAGTTCTGTCTTGCCAATACTTTAAAACTCCTGTATTCTGATCATAACTAACGACTTTACCTACAGCAGTTACTCCTGTCCCTATTGTTTGCGTTATTGTAGAATCTTGTGTAAAAATTGCAGAGCTATAACCAACTCCAGTCAATTTAATAGCATAAGTACAACTTGCCTTATCTGAAGACAATATGTTAATAGAAGATGGAAGTAGAGGATTTTTAACTATTCCTATTCTAGATATTTGATTTCCAGTAATAAAATCTGGATTCTCAACGTCATTTTCTATTCTAGAATATATCAAAACATTATAAGATCCAAGTTCTCTATAAATATCACGCCCATGTCCACCCTTGGGCGAAATTATTACATCTAACTTTGGCCTTACTGTTCCTGTTGGTACACTCCCCCCCTCCAAATCTACATTGGCATAAGTATATCCATATCCTTGATTGGAAACGATAACCGATTGAACACGCTGATCATTATTTACTGTAATAGTACATTCAGCACCAAATCCATCACCTCTGATAGGAACTTTCGTATAAGTTATATTGGCAGTGCCAATACCAACTCCCCTATTATCCAAATTATCTGGATTTATAATGATAGTTTTTATTGATCCATCTACTGCATTTTCTCTAACTGAAGCATTATCTTGATTCGTTTCCCAGTTTTGAGGAACTGGCATAAAATCTGTTGATTCAAATTTTACAATATCACTAGGTTTTACTGTATAAAGGTATTTCCAAACATATCCATCTCCACTTGGTCCAGCTGTTCTTGGTTCCAAGTCCACAAATGTTGGTTCATCTAAAGATGGTCTACCTCTTGGGTTCTCTGGATCAGTTCCATTTTGCAAACAAATATAAACTCTATAGTCACTATTCATAACATAATATGATGCACCATAAAGTGAAGTAGAACCGGAAACAGGAGCTATATTTGATCTACTATAATCATGTCTATAATAATCATAAGTAATTCCAGATGCCCAAGTTATTTTTGGAATTACTTGTCTAACATCAGTAGGAAGTATTTTTTTTAAAGATATTGCTGTATCCCAATAATTATTTTCTTCATTAAAATTATCTTTTGGTGCAGGTGGATTATAATCCCAATCTTCTTGAATATCATATGGATTTGGTAATCCTAAAAATACATAATAAGAATTATCCGAAGTTGTTACACCAGCAACAAAATTCTTAGCATTAAGTATTCTAATCTGATCAGTTATAATTGCTGCCATTTGGAGTTTTTTATTTATTTATGGGTATATAGATGTATTTTATATTAGATAATCAGAATATTTTAAAGGACTTGATCTTCTTACGATAGTTCCAGTAGATATTCCAGGGTATCCTTCAGTTGTATATGCATCATAAGCATTTTCTTTTTGTCTTGGACCTAACAAAATTCTTCCCCAACTAAAATCACCATAATAATTACTTATTCCAATACCGGATAGTTGATTATAACTAGAAACACTGACAGTAACTCTGGCCACATAAGTAACTCCAAATCCAATACTTGATGTTCTAGCGATGGAAACATCTGCAACATGATAAACTCCGTCTAAGAAAGAAGTTCCTACTCCAACAATATTTCCACCATAATCTAAAGAAGTAACCCCATTACCGACATTTGAATTAGATACTGTAAAATAATATCCATTTGCAATAGAGCTAATAGTAGTTAAACCTGTTATTGAACTATTTCTCAATGGAGAATTTGATGGTATTACAAAATCAAAGATTATGCCAGTAGAAGCAACGCCAACGGATGTAGTTGCAATTCCAGTAATAATTCCAAAATCTCCAGAATAACTTAATGAAGTGTTATCTTCAAATTTTTGTTTGGGGGGTTCTATTATAACCAATGGTGGATTGCTCTGAGAATAACCAGTTACAACTCCAACAATTTCTATCGAAGTTACAGAACCGGATGTTATAGATGAAATTGCCGTTGTAGTTGTTGTACCTATTCCTATTGGATTTTGAATTGCTACTTGTGGGGGTTCATTATACCCGAATCCTCCATTCGTTATAACAATGGACGATATTGTACTAGATGAAGAAACTAAAGCAGTAGCAGCTGCTGATACTAAATTATCTTGTGAGTATAGTCTAACATTTTTTTGGAATTGTAAAGAAGAAATATTTTCATTTAACGGGTTAAAGAAAGGTCTTACATTATCAACAAAAATAACTGTTGAACCGATTCCTACAGATTTAATAATATGCGTCGATGGATATATCAACGCTTCATATAGCATTCTGTCCTTTCCAACCTCTTTCTGATTAATAATTTTATCAGATGTTTGTTTGCACCAAACTAATGGTCTAGACAAAACTTGATCGGGTGTATTTCCTGGACCAAAATATGGATTTGTCTCAACAAAATCAATACTCTTAATCTCCGTAACTGTTCTTGGATTTTCTAACAAACTTGGTTCTTGTCCTAGTGATGAGTCATATGTTAACATAATCTCATCTCCAGGTTTAACTGTCTCTAATGTATTTCTAAGGGGAACATCAATATCACCACTTCCTTTGTAGAACAAAATACTGCAGGTGTCTCCGACTTTTGGTGGTTCAGTAAATCTTATTGTACTTCCCCCATCAAAAATATATGATTTTCCTGGGATTTGGAGAATTTCATTGATAAAAATTAATAAATTATCTCTAATAACAATATCCGATCCTTTTGCAGATAAAATAGATATTAACTGACCTTGAGATCTTAATGGGAAAATAACTCTATCTCCAGTGAAAAATCTTTCGATGTTGTCTAAAATTTGTAATTGACCTATTGACCATCCAGAAAATTTATCAGTAGATGTTCTTTGAATAGAGATCTCAAATGGATTAAAAGTAGAATTTTGTACAGTTGGAATTCCAGAAATACTATTTGTATCAACTGTCAAAATATCTCCCGGTTTATATGCATATCCTATATTTTTTATTTCAAAATCAATTACACTTGATCCCTGTCCAACAACAATATCAATTGTTGCTCTAGTTCCAATTCCGGATGATGATCTATAAATTAATGGAATGTCTGAATATGACAATGGAGGATCAATAATAACGTATGGTGGATTTGACCTAGTATATCCTATTCCGGGGTTAGTAATTGCAATACTAACAACATTTCCATTTGTAACAGATGCTGTTCCAATAAACTGAATTTCCGCAGTCTCTGTAGATGAAGTTGCTACTCCAACTCTAACAGTCACATCTTTTGTTATAAAATAATTTTGAATTTTTTTCCTATATCCCGACCCACTATTCCCAATACTAATTGCAGATATCGTGCCAGAGGCGGAAACAATTGCTGTTCCTCCTGCAGATACTAAAGGTTGATATCCATAACCAGAAGTTGAACCAACAGAAACTATTATGCCACCAGATGGTAAATTTGATGTGTTAATATCTGCTGGGGTAGATGTAGCAGCACCAACAAATACAATAGAGGTAATGCCTACATTACCTTCCACTAAATTGTACGCTCCAGATACACCGGGTTGTTGGAACACTTCATTTAATAATATAATTGCATTATCGTCAGACATATCTGATACGTCAGAATAGTCCGATTTTATAATAAATTCTTTATCTCTACCATTAAACTTATCGGAAATGTCATCAAAAACATAATTTTTTGAATATGGTGTTCTATCACTATTAATCTCAGAAGATCTCATAAAGACCCTACCATAAAATGTAGAATTTGTTGATATTCCTTGCCAATCAATTTCATCTGGTGCATTTGTTGTTGTTCCAATGGGAACTTTACCATATGGAGCTGTCACAAAATGAATTCTGTTTTCAACAATATTGTAATCTCCTTGTAATTTTATAACTTTAGAATTTAGTGAATGATCTTGTGCCGTGGATCCCAACCAAGGTCTATTTACTCTAACCGCATTAGTTGATCCAACACCAACAGAATCAATTCTCATTATTTCATCGTCAATTTTAATTAAACTATCCGTGAAAAACTCAGTTGTATTATTAAAATACAATATATCTTCAGATATAAGAGAAGGTGATGTCAAGTGTGATGTTGTAGCAGTTGAAGCTACTGGAGATTGAATTACATTATCAAGTGTAATTAAGGCTCTTGCGTTTTGATTTATTGAAGTAAAGGTATGATTTGTCCCTATACCAAGAGAAACAAAATCTAGAGTTTTTGGAACAAAACTTAACGCATCTTCAGCACTCTTAGCAAGTTTAATTTTATTTTTGTCAACTTTAATGGCATAAACAGTGCTGGGTATTTTTTCTGTTGTTCCAATACCAACTCCAAAATCAGTTGTTTGTATTCCTATTGGTGAATTAGATTCTGAAATTGTTCCTGATGAATAAATTAATTTTTCTCCAGTAACAAAAAAGTGATCTTCTAATTTAATTGTATTGTTATTAAGATCTACGATATCCGAACTACTTGCGTTAAAACCTCTCTTAAAAATAGGTTTTTGTCTATAATTTAAATCAAATGCTCTTTTAATATCAATTGCGGATCCATAATAAACTTCATATTGATTGACTAAAAGATCATTGTTGAAAGATAATTCCTTAGTATCATCTCTAAAATCTCTAATTGAATTTGAATAAACTTTCACTTCAACATTTATGTTTGGATTTGGAGTAAATACCAACTGAGTTGAAGTTGGTGTTTTTAAAGAACCTATGGTGCCAATTCCTGATTTTGTGTAAAGAGTAGCAAATTCCGTTTCATATGACGTATCTTCATCATCGACCACAATTACTTCAGACAATTGATGCATATTATTTGTTGTGTCTGAAATTTGTACAATATAATATGCTCCATTATAAGTATCAGGATATTCTCCTATTACGTTTGCAATCGGAGATGCTGATGCTCCTATGGATGTTGATCTAGATTCAATCTTTGTATATTGTAAATCATGTGTTCCTATTCCAGTTGAGGTAGTGTCTGCTATTGATACGCTAACAGAACTTATTGTGGCAGAGATTCCAACATTTGGTGTAAAATCAATTTTTAATTGAGATCCAGAAATATATGCATCAAAACTTCCTATTTCTGAACTTGAATATGCACTAGAATTTCCACTAGACAATGGAGCATAGTTAATCATATTAACATCGGTTCCATCATGAATCACATTGAGTTCATTAAATTCATAACGTCCATTATTTGTGGAGATTTCAACTATTGCTTTAACTGATGTGAATGTAACTCCAACTCCAATAATTGTTGTTGATCCAGAAGAAACTTGAACAGTATTTGCATCAAAATATGATACTCCACCGAAGTTTGTACTTGCAATTCCGATAAAAGTATCCTTTAAATTGTATACAAAAGTAGTTACATCATAATCATTCCACAAATATTTTTGAGGATAGAATAGTAGTAAACCTTCATTATTTTCTATTGAAAAATCAAATGATCCCAAATCAGAGGAACTTTCAACTCTTCCATATTGATTCAAATAACCAGTAACATTATCATGAACTAAAGTTACTAGCATCAACTGCCTCTGTTTAAAGTATCTTCTGTCTTTAACATAAGTTATGTATTTTTGTGCTCTGAAATCACTCAATGCAAATCTATGTGCTACCGAATATCTTGTAGTTCTTGGTAGATTATAGAAAGAACCACTAAAGTCATCTATTGAAAGAACTCTGTTTCCCACAGATTCAAAGTAATCTGTAAGAATTCTACTATTAAAATAAACCTCCGAAGAAAAAATAGAATCTTCGTCTCTCAGAGCATTTTCCCTAACCAAATCAAAATCATAGTAACAATTCAAGTTAGCAATGCCTACAAGTCCTATTGAAGAATCTAATCTACTAGTAGAAACACCTACTGATAATTTATTATCCTGAACTTCAGCAAAAGAGGGTTCGCATTGATAATCACTAAATTTCTTAAATCCCAAAGTATGGTTCAATGAACCTATAACATCTTCCCATTTATCATATGGAACTCTAGATTTTAATGAATATGAGAAATTTTGATAGTAAAAACTATCTTGAACTCTTTGGAAATTATTATTTAAAAATCCAGTTTCTCTTTCCCATCCATTTTCAAACTTAGAATATGCA